CATATGTAAATTGGTTATTGGATAGATATCTACACAAATAAGTTAACTGTTTCCTCCCTGGATGCTCAGCAAATTCAATTCTTTTTAAACTAGTTTCGCAAATGTCTTGGGCACAATTTGGTCCTAACACTACAGCAGGCTTACCGTATATCATTGCTTCAAGTGCGGCAATACTGTTGTATGTTACTAGACAATGTACATCATCTGCAAGTGCCTGCTCCATTGTATTAACACTAACACGATCTTCTCTACTTGGCTTCTTACGTAGCTGTACAGGTCTTGATGTGTTCTTTCTAATAGTAGCAATAGTTTGTTCAATCCATTTGTCTAAGTCTTCACCAAAGTATTTCATTACCTTTTCACTTGGTGGTACTACTAATATTTTACGTCCTGGAGTAATATCTTTAAATGGAATAGCTAATGAATTCCAACGTCCGCCACCATACCATTTGTCTGATCCAGGAAGTTCTCTATCAGGCATATGTAAGTTTTGTAATGCATTTTTTACAATTCTATGATAAGTCTTTTTACCGTTAGGGTTACGTATACTTGGATTGTTTCCTACATATCCTGTGTCCATAAAGTAAAAATCTCTACCACGCTCAATACACATCTTGATTAGTTTTTGTTTACCTAGTCCTCTAACTAATAACGGAGTATCATCATTCCAATCAACATCGTCAGCACGAATATACTTGCCGCCACTACCTAGTGCCATGCCCATTACAAAAGAATCAATAAGTCCAAATGAACCTTTAACTTTCTTTTCTACTTTTTTAATTCCGCTGTCTACACATATTAGTGGAGGATTTTTTACTTCTTGAAAAACTTCTGCAACTGCTTCTACTGCAAATTTTTGTTCTCCTACTGCAACGCTGTGTAAGATCTTATCGATCATTTCTTTTAAATGTGGTCTAATCACTCGTGTATCCCATTCGCCTGTATTTTGTTCCATATTATCTATCCATCATTTGATATAAATTGTCTTTCCATTCTTGAGCAAATTCACAATTCCGATAGTTCTCAAACCAAGGTCCGCCTTCTGTATAATGAATAAGTTTAGGCTTTTCAATATCATTATACACGCCTACTAGATAGTTCCAAGTATGATCAAGTTCTCCTAGCTGTGCATCATCTTCAAGCCAACTAAATCTGTGGAAGTATGCTCCGTTTAATTCGTTACTGTTTACCATGTCTTGTGTTAGTCTTTTATTAGCAGGATGTTCGCAGTTAAACAGCATAACACTTGACCAATTCTTACGTGGATAAACTGTTTGTTTTTGTCCATCCATTTTAAATTCTTCTTTTACTTCGTACTCATGTTTAACACACATAACAGCATACTTGTCGTCTGCTTGGTCAAATAATTCTTGTATATCTGTTTGCAAGATCATATCGCAATCTATAAACAATGCCCACCCTTTAAAGTTAGTAAGCTCTGGAACTAGGAATCTTGTAAATGTAAATTCAGTACTTGCTAGTTTATCAATTGGTCTTTTGTACCAGCCGGCACTTCGTAGTTCGCTTTGTTTAAGTGGGTGTACACTTACATTTTTACTTTGGGTTTCAATACTATACTTACATACTTGGTATGCTATATCTTCTCTGGGATCATATCCTACAAATACTTTATTCATGCTTTGGTCTTCCTAACATATACTGCGGTTCTATCAATAGTATGTATCTCAAGAGAGGTGCCAAACACCTCATGAAAGGCTTTTTGACTTCCACGCCAACTGTTATAGTCGTCTAAAACCATGTAACCACCTACGTTTAATAACGGCCATAGTGTTAATAATTCTTGTAATGTACTTTCATACCAGTCGGTATCTAAGCGTAATAATGCAATATTTTTTGGTAAATTATTATTATCTAATAGTGTTTGTTCAACAGGACCTTTAATAAAATTGCACTGATGTGGAGGAATATATTTGAATACATTAGTACTAACTTCTCCAATTTCTGCTCTGCACCACTGATCGAAACCGTGCTTTGCTTTGCGACTAAACCTTGCATGTGTTACTGCACCTAGTTCATTTATTTTATGATCGTGTACAGTTGGTTGTGTCATACCTTCAAATGTATCGTACAACCAAAAGTTTCTTTTTGTTTTATTATTAGCTAACCAAGCACTAATAATTTGTCCGCCCTTCCATACTCCACACTCAACTATATCGCCTGTAATATTATTAGCGTCAAGGTCTCTTACAGCCCGTATAGTCTGTGTTATACGTTGTCCGCTTGTCATTGTATACGGAGCAACTTCTTCTACTATACGAAGCTCTTTTTTAGTTGGGACGAATTCCATTATACTGGCGATCCTTCATGCCACTGATCATACTCGTAATCTGGAACACCACGCCTTTCAATATCTTCTTCTATACATTGTTCGCCACGTTGTATTTCTAGTATATGTGCATTTACTTTACCAGGGTTACTTGGTAAGTGCCATACTTCTTTAGCAATATCATAAGGAACACTTTTTGGTGTTAAGTAAACAATTTCTTGTCTGCCTTCCCATTCGGTTACCATTTTAACTTCGCCTTCAAGTACGTTCCATTGTTCACTACGTTTAAAATGTTTTTGGTCGCTTAGACGTTTGCCTGGATATATTACAAGCTCTTTTACTTTGTAACCTTGTTCAGGCTTGTCATCTAGTACACGCCAATAACCCCAATCACGTTCTGTCTTTTGTGTCTTCCATTCGTCTAGTATCCAACTGCTACTATTCATTTTGTTTTCTCCACCCACACCGAATTCAAAATGCACTTGTGGATGATCGCCGTATATCTTGTACTCTGGGGTTGTTGTGTTTGTTCTGTCACCACCGTTAGCAAAGATAACCTTTCCTACTTCGGTTGACATAGTATGGAATATCGCATGACAAGCAGAGTCATCGCTATCGTCAAAGCCTATAACTTTGTCTACAATAGCAAGTTCACTTATAATTGCAAGTCTTTCTTTAAAGGACATGAAAGGCCGACCCTTTTTTCGAGTCAGCCATTCATCTGAGTTTATTGCAACAATTAGTTTATCACCTAATTGTTTTGCGGCCTTGAAGTATTCAATATGGCCGGAATGTAAGGGATCGAACCCACCTGTCACTAGTACGTTGTTCATACTAGTATTTAAACTTTAACGGTTTAGTGTTTCGATATACTGGATTACATTTTCAGGTGTTGACTCAACATAAGGGTCATCATCTGATCCTTCATTGTTGTAACCTGATTCAATGAAACTTTCATTAACAGTCATGTTGTCAACATACATTGCATATCTCCATGATCTGTTTGCAAAGCCTAAATGCTTTTTATCGCAAAGCATACCAATAGCATATGTAAAGTCTGCATTACCGTCTGCTAGTAATTTAACTTTAGTACATCCTAATTCTTTAGCCCATGCGTTCATTACAAATGCATCATTAACACTTAAACAATACACTTCGTCTACGCCTTGTGCTTTGAACTCGTCATACATTTTTTCAAATGTTGGTAACTGTTCTGAACTACATGTTGGTGTAAATGCTCCAGGTAAACCAAAGATGACAACTTTTTTATTTGCAAAAAGTTCTGCACTAGTTTTCTTTACCCAACAGCCTCCGATAGCACAACCGCCATCATCTCCAACTTCATCACCTTCACGTAAAACGAAAGTGATATCTCCTGGAATCTTATCCCATTTTTCAATTATTTTCTTTTCACCTGGTAATTGGTAACTCATATTTTATTTTATTCCTTTGTTATAAACTAGCATCTTCCATGCCAGCTACTCTTAATTTAACTATATTTGTAAGTTGCCATTGCTTTTGATCTAGGCCCTTACAAACACCTAACCATTTATTACGCATCAGTGCAAACTCGTTAATGATCTTTTCGTAATCAACAACGTCAGCTTCACCGTCTACATATTTTTCTACATCTCTACTTGACAATGCACGAGCATAACTTTCTAGATACTTTCTAAAAAAGCTACTACGTAATCGACGCAACTCAATGTTCAGGTATTCTAATATTGCTTCTAGCTCTTGTAATTGGTTGAAACGTTGTTCAACTATACCTGGCATTGATGCCGAAGCCTTTTCAACATTACCTTTTATTTTACACTCCAATCTTGCTTCTTGCAACTCACTTTCGTAATGTGCAATAGCCTTTGGAATGTTGCTAATGTCTCTAGCAATATCAGAATACCATCCCATTAGTAATCGTCCTCGTTATCGTAAGAGTCTTCGTCTACTTCCTCTTCGAGAAAGTAACCAATAGCTTTATCTAAGTTATTATCTGAACCTAACGCATCTCGAAATGCTTCGTCACTTGTACCCAAGTCAGCACATAGATCAACATATTTTTCAGCAATAGTTTCAATATGTTTCTTATCAACATATTCTTTAAACACTTGCCACACTTCTATAATATTCGAACCTGAATCCAATTTTATTCTCCTTAGTTAATACTGCTACTTATACAAAAAGTAGTTAGCTATTAGCAACTTCTTCCTCGTCGGTTTCGACTACGGCTTCTTCAACTTGATCAACTGCATCAGCAATGTTAGACCAGTCCATCATAATTGTGTCAAGAGCGTCACCGCCTGCTTCCCACACTTTACGATATTCTTTTCTTTCTTCGCCTTTAGAGTCAATGTACTTGAGTCTGTTACCGTCTTTGACAAGCAATCCTTTTTTCTCAAACAAGTCAACCAATCCACTGTATGGATTCATACCTGTTTCATAAGGAATTTTAACTTGTACGCCTTCGAAAGGTTTTGCATAACGAGTTTTCATTACTTTACAACCTGCTCTAATACCACGTACTTCGCTAATTTTATTACCGTCAAGGTCTTCTTTTAATTTTAACTTTTTCATTGCAACAACAATACTTGATGCATAGATAAAGCCTTGTCCACCACTGATCTTATCATCTGGGTCAAACATATCTTGTGATGCATATGTATGATTAGTACAAACCAATCCTACGTTACAACTACCAATCATGTTAACAGTATTACGTACAAGTGATGTTAGTGCTTTAGGCTTACGACCCATATCACCTTTCATATCACCTTTGTTAAACTGATCAACATCTGTAGGTGTTAGTAACATACCAAGTGAGTCAATTACAAACAATACTTTAGGGCGTTCTTCTTCTGCCATATCTCTGTATTCTTTCATAAACTCTGATATTGTTTTAGCAACATCATCAATCATTGACATATTAAGTTTAAGAATCTTTTCTGGAGATGTGTCTACATCTAATGCGTGTAGCCATTTCTCATCTAAGGCATTCTCTGTGTCAATTAGTACTACAAAGATACCTTGTTCTTGTGCCGATTTTACAATATTACCGGCAGCAATATATGATTTACCTGCACCCGATTCTCCTGCTAATACAGTTACCTTGCCTAGTGGAACACCTTTGTGGAAGTCGCCACTTACAAGATAGTTAAGTGCATAGTTGCCTGTGCTGATCCAATCTGTAGGATCATTAAAGCCAATACCAAGCCCGTCAATAGACTTTGTAAGACTCTTTCTAAATTTAGTTACGTCAAACGCTTTTGCCATAATTACCTTTCCTTTGTTAAAGTATGAGAGACCTCGCTGGTTACCGTACGGAGGTTTTTGCCGGAACTCTCATAAACTCTTTATTGTTGTCTATTACGGATCATTGCTAAAATGTCCTGTGCTCTGTTAGCACTGTCGCCACCTTCTGCTGGAGCCGCTTCAGCCACTGGTGCTGTAGTTGCTGCAGGAGCCGGAGCAGTTTCTGCTACTGGAGCAGGTGCCGCTACTGGCGCTGGTGTTGCCGCTGGAGTACTTTGAGCTTTGTTTGGATCACCTGTACGTTGTGATACACCCGCTGGACGGAAGTATTGTCCCCATCTGTCCATATCGTATGCTTCACCATCTACTGATGCTTCGAACATTTCTTTCATTACTTTAAGTTCAACTTCGCCTGGCTTCTTAGGAAGGAAGTCTGACAAGTTAAACACACCGTTTGAGTCAACTGCTGCTTTTTCTTCATCGCTCAATGCACGCTCTCTACGTGACCACTGTGATGTTGAATAATCAGCATAACCACCTTTAGATGTTTTCTTTATTCTAAAGTCTACGCCACGCATATAGTCTGTTGGCAATTCTTCCAACTCAGGATCCATTAATGCACCCTTGATAATTTGGAAAATTTGTGGACCAATAATAAAACGTCTAATTGGATTTTCTGGAGTTGAATCTTCACCAATTGGATCTTCGTTTACAAAGCCTTGGAAAATATAAGAACGCTTTTTCCAATACTTACGACCCATGTCTTCAAGACTCTTATCTTTAAACCATGGACGTACTTCTGTTAGAATCGGACAAGTAGTACCATCGTTGTACATTTCCACACATGGAACCTGC